GAGGAGTCGCCTATGTAGGTGCAGCTGTCGTCAATCCAGTCCGACGCTCGGCCATCGGCCTTATCTACTACTTCCCTGGCCTTCTTGACGGCTTCCTCGTCGGACTCGGCGGTGACGTCGAAGCAAATTGAAGCGTCTACAGCCATGCGGTAACGCCTGTCAGTCATGCTGGTCCTCCTGGGTGGTGGTGGTGGTGGTGTGGCTTCCGTTTCCAATAGCGCGGAACCTATCGGCTGGGCCGGACCGCAAGCCGCGCACCTTGTCCATCTCGACGCGCACCCGATCCGCTGGAGTGGGAACGATGGTACGGACCGTGCCGTACCTTGCACCCATTGCCCAGAGATCGGTGCCTGGGTGGATCTCCACCCGGTCGCCTACCGTGTAAGCCGTTCCATCGTATCCGATTGCATTGTCCATAGGGTCTCCAGTGGTGGTGGTGGGCGCCGTCGCCCCCTGCTGGGGTGGTGCAAGGACCGGGCAGGAATCGAACCTGCCGCGGCCGGTTAAACGGTTAGGTTATTCTGGCTCGGCCACTTCCCAAATCTGCGAAACGGAAATCGCGCGCAGCTCGCAACCGGGTCGCGAGACAGGCTCAAACTCTGTGTCTTTAGTGTATGGCCCTGCCGCGATCATGGACCCGTTCGGCCACAGTGTGAGGTGGAGAATCTCTTCGGCGTTGCTCCAAGAGGGGCCGCGCCTGGTTTCCTTTGGGTCTATCATGCTTCCTCCTCGGTGGTGGTCATGGGGTTATTTCCAGGGGGTGGGCGAAGGGGCGACGGGGCGGATAGTGTAGAGCCCTGAACTCTCGATAGCGTGCAGCATCCAACGGGGGAGCGTCTTCGTTCCCGCCACTTCGCAGAAGAGGCGCGACACGTCGCAAGCGGGGTAATTCTTCGTTTGCCCGTATACGCTCTTTTGCATGATGTCCATGGGCTTGGGCTCCATAATGATCTCCCTCGGTGGTGGTGGTGTGGTGTTGGTATTACAGTATAACCGCTACGGTTAGTCGTGTCAAGGGTGCCGTCAAGTACAGTCACAACTCCGGCGGTTGCCGGAACCCAGCCGATGTCGCGGACGCTTGTAGTTGCTGATAGAGGCATCGCTTGCAGGTGCTTGAGTGGTCTGCATAACTGCCTTCCTCTCTGTTGAAGAGAACTTGTGGGGTGAGCGGTACCGTCAGCCCGCATAGCGTTTTCGACGGGCCGAGGCCTCTCAAGTCTGTACTTTTCACCCAGTGGCCCTTCGTCCACTTGCAAGGCTCCAGCGTCCACGCGACTAGTGTGTGAGTTATGTTGATCTGGTCCTTGGTCATCGGTGCCTCCTCGGTGTGGGTGGTGGTGGTGGAGCAGTGACCGGCCGGGCTCTACCCCGGCCGGCCTGCTCGTCAGGATTAGGCTGCAACCTTGGCCTCCTCCTGCGGCCCGTTGATGAGATCGGCGGCCTTCTGTGCTTGGCTCGACGCGCTGAAAATGAAGTTGTTGTCGCTCTCCAGGGCTCGGATCCAGTTGGCGATATATCCCTCGTGCTGGAGTGCGCCGGAAATGCGGTGCTCGCCGCAGAGAAACGCGGCCGCCAGCTCCGCTATCAGCTCTTCGCGGGCGTAAATCTTGTCGCCGAAATTCTTGCCCTTCTCGCGGTTCAGGCGCTTTTTTGCGCCGGTCCAGTGGGCCAGCTCGTGAAAGGTGGTGGAGTAGAAGCTTTCGACGTTGTGGAAACTGCTGAGGGAAGGCACCTGGATTCGGTCGTACGAGCGGTCGTAGAAGGCACGGTCGCCGCCGTAGTTGATCTCCGCTCCGGTCGCCGCGATGGTGGCCTCAGCGTGGGCGTGGCGCTCGTGATCAGGGACCTCAACGACCTCGGGCTCCGGCAGGCCCGTAGTCTGTGCGCGGTTGAAAACGGTGTAGGATTTTAGGAGTGGAAACGCGTCGCACTCTTCGCCGGCCGCGTCGACCTTAGTGATAAACTTCCAGAATATGACCCGGTGGCCCCATTCTCCCCGCTCGACGTCGTCAGGGCGTGGCAGAACTGATCCGCCCAAGGCCCTGCATTGTTTGAATGTGACCCACTCACTGGTGGGGTAGCCTTTCTCGGCTTGGATCAAGTTTAGTAGCAGCCTGTTGACGCCACGGTATGCCTTGCCGGTCGTAATGTTGACCGGTAGCCCGTTGCCTCCAGTCCACGGCTTTACCCACGGCGCCACGCCAGCCTTGAGAGCGGTCAGGATCTTGTCGGTGATTGCGCCGCGGAGGTCGGTCTTTTCGTTCTTCGTCATGGTGTCACTCCTGTGGGGTGAGTGGTTGGTATTACAGTATAACCGCTACGGTTAGTCGTGTCAAGAGTTGTGATCTTACCGCTAGTCACGCCCGAGGTTGGCATAAATCGCTTGCGCGTTTTCGGACTCTGGGCCACGAGCAAGCGGGGAGGGCTGAAAGTATGTCGAGATGCGGCATTGCCGAGCGTAAAGGTCAGAGCCTTGTCCGGTGTGGTTATTGACGCAGAACCAGTAGTGTGCGTCTACGATGTCGAAGCGGTCGTAGTACATTAGAAGTAATCTCCGCGGTGGTGGTGGTGGATCATGGACCGACCGGGAGGCCCCGGCCGGCCAGCGAATGTCCGAACCTATGTCCGTGCCTCGGCCACCCCGTCGTGCCCGACCTCAACAAGCAGGGGATACCGTGGGTCAGCGACTGAAATCTCATCCTCGTGAAGAATTTCTTCTACCGGAAGCGCATCGCGCCCATCCCAATCTGCATTCTGCTCGGGAGTTCCCAGATACTCCTCCCACATGTCTTGACAAACGCTGTCGTGTGCATGGTCTACGAGATCTACGAAAGGCGTGTCCAGCCACGCTCGGAAGGGCCTAAACTTCCGCGTGAATTCTTCACCGGATTCTCTTTGAAGTGTGACCGTGCCGGTGACAATTGTTGCCTGGGAGGAAACGCTCCACCGAACCGCTCGCCGCTTCATTTCGTTATCCATTCCGTGCCTCCTATCTTGAGTTAACATGAAAGCATACTAACCGTCACGGTTAGGCTTGTCAAGGGTTTCATTTCATGACCCAAAAAACCCTGCGTAACCCTTGCGATTACTGCGCTACTGTGAGAGATTGTACGGATGAAACCACTCGACTACGCTACCAAAAGACGGCGGCTCGGCTCTCAAGTCGAGGTCGCCAAGATGCTGAGAGTTCACGTCAACACAGTCTCCCGCCGCGAGTGCGGCACCCTGCCGATTGACGGCGAGGCAGAGCATGCCCTCCGTTTCCTCGCCATGGACGAGCCGAAAGACCCCCGCTAAATTCCTGGCGAGCGGACGGGGTCGTCGGCCAGCGACTCCACCGCAGTATGTCAGGAGTGGAGGCCCTTTGCGTCTCCCCCCGTCGCGCTCACTACTCATCACTCGCAAAGGGAGTGACCGTGACCGTTGTCGTGACCTTCCCCCGTTGTCCAAGCAGAACCCCACCAATAGCCCTAGAATCCCATGAGAGCCACGAGGATAGCGAGCATGGCCTAGACCATGTCCTCAAGTGCCTCGGCAGCCACAGAGCGTCTGAGGTGCCTTCATGAGCGCACCTGGCCGGTGGCTGAGGCTCGACGTGACAGCTTTCGATTCAGAGTGGCTCGCGGGGCTCGCTCCGGAGGCTCAACATGCCTGGACCCGGTTACTCCTGCACGTCAAAGCGGTCGGATCGAGAGGGCAGGCAAAGAGGCTAGGCCCGGTCGCGGTGAAGCGCCTGTGGGGCATAGCAGCGCCAAGCCTCCAGCGGATGGAGGCCGCAGCAGTCGGTGACGGGGCCTTGCTGATCGATGACGGTATGTGGACCGTCACCGGGTGGGAGCGCTACCAGAAGCCTGATGGTACTAACCCATTGCGCCAGAAGAGCTTCCGAAGCCGCAGCATAACACCCCATAACGGCGTTATGGTACCTGTACCTGCCGTTATCCGTCACGCGACAGAGACAGAGACAAAGACAAAGACAAAAAAGAAACTACCCCCCCCAACAGATACCCCCCCCGTCGCTCGGGCCTCGCCCTCGCTGGACGAGGAGTGGGAAAGGGTGCGAAGTTGCTATCCGAGAAGGCAGGGGGACCAACGGTGGCGTGACGCTCGTCGGAGCTGGGGCCTCCGGATCCGAGAAGGTGTGCCCCCGGCGGAGCTGTTGGCCGGCGTCGAGAGGTACCGAAAGTTCCTGCAGGTGCAGGACAGGATCGGCAGCGAATTCGTTAAACAGGCGGCAACTTTTTTTGGGAAAAACGAAGCGTGGCGGGAGGAGTGGGCGGTCGGTAATGGCAACAAACCGGCCGGTAAAATATACCAGCGTCTGAGGTCCAGCTGTGACTGAAAGAGACAATGGGAAGGCCGAACCTAAGTCCGATAGCCTTGTCGTCCCGAAGCATGGCCGTGGACGCATCAAGCAGGGCGGCACGCACGCACGTCCCGGTCGCCCTCCGAACGAGCTGCGCGGCTCGATGCGCGAGATCCTGGAGAAGGGGCTACCGCATCTCGAAGAGTTCGTGACCGGCGAGCGCTCCGTCACGGTCGAGTGCCCGGAATGCGGCGAGACCGTGGACGTGAAGGAGACCCAGCCCGCCGATCAGCTCAAGGCTATCGACATTGCAGCCAAGTTCGGGCTACCCAAGCAGCCATACGATCAGGACTTGATCGATGGGCTGTGGGATGCGACCGAGGCGGCACTGCTGGATGATCTCGCTGTTGTCCAGAGGGTCAAGCGGGCGTGGATGCCGGTACTTGCTCGTAGGCTGATGGCGGGCGGATGACCCTGATCCGAGGACTGCCATGGGGTCCTGGAGGGTGTGCAGCCTGATTGCTGCCGGGCTGTTCCTGGCCTTGGTCGTGGACGCGAGCCTGGGGCCATGGGCTGAACGTGCGCGCTTCCGTCATTTCCGGAGGCTTGAACGTGCCGGCAGGTCGAGGGCGGCGCTTTACGGTAGTGGGATGTGATGGCGGGCATAAATGACCTAGCCGTGATCCTGGAGTATGGGCTCGAATTAGGGTCCGGCTTAACGGTGATCCATGAAGGCGAGCCAGCGCCCGAGGGGTGGCGCGAGTGGGTCGGCGAGCTATTCCCGAGCTACGTCACCTACCCGATGGGTGAGCAGCACGGCGAGCTTTGGGATCACGTCTGGAGCATCGAGCCTGCCTCATCACCGAGGAGCTTTTGCGCGATCTGGGCGCGTGGCGGTGGCAAGACGACGACTGCCGAGATGGCGTGCACGGCGTTGGGCGTTAGGGGTGCCAGGAAGTATTGCTGGTACGTCAGCGAGACCCAGGACAAGGCCAACAAAAACATCGAGAACATCGCGGTTCAGCTCGAATCGGAGCATGTCCTGCGTTTCTATCCGCGGCACGCGAACAGGAAGGTCTCCAAGTATGGCATGAGCCGTGGATGGCGCAGGAACAGGCTCAGGACCGCCGGCGGCTTCACGATTGACGCGGTGGGGCTGGACACTGCAGCTCGTGGCTTGAAGGTCGAGGAGGAGCGTCCGGATCTGATTGTGCTCGATGATGTTGACGGCAAGCACGATACGCTTGCTACGACGGCCAAGAAGATCGCGACGATGACGACTTCGGTACTGCCTGCCGGTTCGTCTAACGCAGCTGTGCTCTTCGTGCAGAACCTCATCATCAAGGACGGCGTAGCCAGCAGGCTCTCGGATGGTAGGGCGGATTTCCTAGCTGATCGGATCGTGAGCGGACCGCACCCGGCTGTGCGCGGGCTCAAGTACGAGTGGATCGAGGAGCTTGGCGGAGTCAGGCGCGCCAAGATCACAGGCGGGGTCCCGAGCTGGGCTGGCCAGTCGCTCGAAGTCTGTCAGCGCATGATCGAGCGCATGGGTTTGATCGCGTTCTTGAAGGAAGCCCAGCACATGGTCAAGGAGCTGGCCGAGGGCACGGTGTTATCCAAGTACGACCCGAGCGCATGTCAGCGCGAGTGGAACAATGAGGACTTGAGACTGGGGTTCGCTGGGGGCACGTTGATCCCGTTTGCTGGCATCGACTACGGTCTCTGGCGGTTCGCGTTCCTGCTGCTCGCGATCGATGAAGAGGGGTTCGTGCATGTCATCGATGAGTACTTCAGCCAGCGCGAGACTCTCGGGGCGAGAGCGCAGCACATTCACCGCATGCTCGGAACGTATGGGATCCAGGGACTCAAGGTCTACGGTGATCCAGCGAACCCTACCGACTCGCTGGAGCTGAACACCGCGCTGGAGCGGGGCTGGGTCGAGGACGACGAGCAGGTCATGCCGCGGTGGCGAGCGCACGCGGCTGTCAAGGACAAGGGCTCACGGCTGACGGGTCCGGACCGGATCAACGCGATGTACGAGAGCCGCACGCTGTTCGTGCGCATGGGCATCGGGGACGGCAAGCGTTGGATGCTCGGCATGAACGCCAACTCGGCGGGTGACGCACAGTCCGGTAGCCGGTTCCTTTGGGAGCAGGAGAACTGGGCGTTCCCCAACCCATTAGAGGGTCGCTCTCAGGACCAGAACCCTGATGACCATACGGCCGATGGCGCCGACATGATGGCAGCGTACCGGTACGCGATCATGAGTCACTTGAGTCCGGCTGTGGTCGAGGTACAGGAGCCCGAGAAGATCAAGAACTATGACTACGCGCTGGAGGAAATGGTGGACAAGGTAGCACGTCAACACGAGATGATGAGGTGATGGTAGACGAGGTGACATCTTGAGTCTCAACTACGGTCGCACGGAATGGGAGGCGCTGGCGATTCGTTGGTCAACTGGTCGTGTGAGCGAGGAGGACCAGGCCGATCTAACGAAGCGCATGTCACGTGCCGAGTCGCGGCAGTTCAAGAAGAAGCTTGAGGCTGTCGAGCAGAAGAAGCTCCACCACGGCGATGCGTTCGTCACTGGCCGACAGCTCGCTCAGTACTTCGGCAAGTACACCGAGCATACTCTGATGCCGCTGGCAGCGAACATGGACGATCTGCGCGGCGAGGTGGTGTCGCTTCGCAAGGTCACCGACTATCTGATGATGCCGTTTTACGAGAGGTGGTGGGTCAGGCTTAGGATCAGCCTGACCGTGTTCAATCACTGGCTGAACCGCCACGGTATACGATTTGTTCAGCTGAACCAATCGGAGGCGCACGATGGCGACCCTGGAGTACTTCCTGACGTTGGAGCACTCGGAAGCGAACACAATGGCGCTCGAAGCGACACTGGGGCAGATGGAAAGGGATCTTCCGAACATGGGTTACAGGGTGATGTCACGGAGCCTAGAGCAGGTATCCTCGTCGGGCAGGAACCGGCTACCGGATTGGTGGACGTGGAGGTACGGGAAAAAATCGAAGCCGATGCCGGAAGAATCATACGAGCCATCCGCTGAGTCCGAGCCTGAGCAGGCTGCGGTCCTCACGACCAAGTTCGCGTCCGTTTCCGCGGCCAAGCACGCCGACTGTCTCAACTTGATCATTGACGACTTTGAAAACTGGATGCCCAGTGGCAAGAAGGGCTTCACGAAGGCAGACGTCGACTTTATCGCCGACGAGAAAGCGAAGGCGAGCTGATGCCCTACCGTGTCCTTGGTTTGACGGTCCAGGTCAAGAAGGGTGGGGTCTGGCGGAAGCTCAAGACGCACACGAGCGTCGAGAAGGCCAAGGAGCACCTGGTAGCGCTCAAGGTCAACGTGGAGGAGAAATGAGGTGAGATGGCCGTGGGTCAGTCGTGAGGCATACGAGCTTGTGCTTGCACAGAACACGAAGATGCTGGACGAGCTACTCCGAATCCGGAGGAGAGAGGCTGGTATGCCGGAACAGCCTCGCTCAGCACCCCGGCCAGCGGCTCAGGGGCAGGTAATGATTCCGGACGAGATCGAGGAGATAATCTGTCAGTTTAGCTCCGAGGGTGTCCGGGTCGTGCTCAGGGAACAGTACCGGCTCCGGGTCGCAAACGGGTCAACGTCTACACAGCTTCAATCGGAGCTAGTGCGTCAGCTCGATGAACCATCGGAGAGGGGGTTGGGAGAGCCAAATGAACACACCGGAAGATAGGGCCGTGGTACAGGCCGCGATGAACGAGCTTGCCACCAGGGCAAACGAAGTTGCGAGTAGGATGCAAGCCCATGGTCTCCCGGCCGACGTCACGATCGTCAGAGGCACTAGCCCCGGCGGCAACTTCAGCACGAAGATCGAGTTCAAGGTCGGCGTCCACGCGCAGCTTGCGCTCTACGAGGTGCTATGCGACATCCTCGACTCGCGGGAATGCGGCTCCTGATGTCCATCGCTCTTTCTCCTCGTCAACGCGAGATTGTGACCCTGGTGGGGCGTGACGGGTTGGCTTATGCGGCGGTAGCAGAGGTGCTCGGAATCAGCCTACACACAGTCAGGACCCATGTGGCGAGATTTGTAGACTGCGTAGATGCGGGGAACATAAAGCCCCGAGATGCATTGTGTACCTTCTACTGGCAGCATATTCACAAGCCGGGGCCGAGAGAAGACTTGCAACCAGAACCCCCACCTGGCTTTGTGTATGTGATGGCTACCACGGAACCACCTGAGCGCCTCAAGATTGGCTACTCTATCAATGTGGAACGCCGGTTGCATGACCTCTCCATGTCTTCTCCGGTTGAGTTGTGTTTGCTGGCGTCGTGGCCCGGATGTATGGATGATGAAGCTAGGATTCACAATGCCGCGAGGGACTATCGCCTTCACGGGGAGTGGTTCACGATGGAAGCTTTTGATGTGGTTCAGGTTGTCATGTCTTGATATGACAGCGTTTTAGCTGACTTACATTCTGCAGTACTGATGAGCATCATGTTAACGTGCCAAATGTTATCCCGCTCATGCAGGACGGGCTGGCTGGCGCGCCGTCAATGGCGGGCGACCAGCAAGACCAGCTAGGCCAAGCCGAGAAGAAAAAGCTCGCGATCGATTCGCGGGATTTTCATTGGCGTGGCCTAAGAGCTCGCCGACTCCGGGATTTGACGTCAGAGAAGTATTTGCTGCACGTCGACGGCGAGGGTCTCTCGCAGTGGCTCGACATCTTCCGTGGCACAAGGCTCCGCGCGGCCCCTGACCTGATGGGCGTCCCGCGGGCGCAGAATAACCAGATGCGCCCGATCCTCGACAACTTCGTAGCGCACCTCACGACTCAGAACTATCAATTCGTCGTCGAGGCCAAGCCAGACCGTAGGAGCCGCGAGAGCGCTGTCGTCGACCAGGCGATCGTCAACGCGGACGTCCGCAGGCAGAACTGGAATTCGCTCTGGGCCGAGGCGAAGTACATGGCTGCGTGTGCCGGTTTCTGTCCCGTGCATGCGATGTGGCGGGACGAGCAAGGGGATCCCTACGAGGCCGTGCTTGCTGAGCAGCCGACAGATGAGGGTGCGATCCCGATGCAGGGCCCTATGCCCGGCTCGATCGACAGCTTCGTCGGTAACCCATTCGATACTGTTTTCAACTCGGGCTCGCGTCGGAACAGTATCCACCGTGCGAGTTACGGTCGGGTGCTACCCGCTGAATTGGTGCGCCAGGCTTTCGGTAGGGACGACATTGAGGGTAACGACCGCCTGCCCAGTGCCTCGACCTACCAGCGGGTCGTCCAGCGCTGGATCATGGCTGGCGGCTTTACGCACGGCACGGGCGCGCTGAGTCTCGGCTGGGGCCACGAGGAGATGATTGGCCTGATCTATGACGAGACGCTGCCGGGTGTGGACGCCGAGTGGCCTCAGGGTCGGCTCACGATCAGTGCGCTCAATGGTCTCGCCGCCACCCAGCGGCTTGAGGCCGGGGGCGGACTTGGTGAGCCGACGTTCTTGTGGATCGGGCCGTTACCTGCTGGTGTGTTCAGCTTCGTGAACGTCTATAGCCACCAAAGGTTCGACGACGTGCACGGCAAGCCCTACATGAGCGATATCGATGACGATCAGATCGAGCTGAACCAGCTGGAGAGCCTGTACAACGAGTTTGTCCGGCGCGCCACTCGTGCGCCCCTGGCCAGCTCGGGCAAGGTCAACGTTGAGACCGCCGGGCCGCTCGGTGACACGCTCCTGGAAGTCGAGCCGCTGTTGCATGGTGGTAACATCGAGATGCAATTCTTAGAGCAGCCCTACCGTCACATGCCGTTCCTGCAATCGAAGATCGAGCGCGTGATGGAGGGCATGTACCGGAAGGCTGGATGGCAGGCAGCGAGCCGTGGCGAGATGCGTGGTTCTGGCAAGGCGATCATCGCACTCCAGCAGGCCGACGACTCGATTTTCGGTCCGATCACGCAGCGCACGCGGGAAGAGCTGGAAGCCTACGCCGATCTCTGTTGGCGCGTCCGCAAGGAATTCATGGACGTACCGATGATCTTGGACGTGGTAGGTGACGAACTAGCCCATCTCGCTGAGCCCTACGTCGATCGCACGATGATGAGCGAGAACCCGCCTGTCTTCACGCTGGTATCTGGCTTCGGCACGAGTACCGAGGCTAAGGCCCAGCAGCTGCTCAACATGTTCGGGATGGTTGACGCGAAGGGCGAACAGCTGATCGGTACCAGGGAGATCAGGAAGCTCTGGCCCGATAACAGCCTGTTCCCGGTGATGGACGACCCACAGGAAGTTCGTGAGCGTCGCCCGCGCATCGTGAATGAGTTGATCAGACAGCAAGCTGAGCGTTTCGTGCAGGAACAACAGATGCAATTCCCTGAATGGCAGCCCGCGATGCAGGACCCGATGACGGCGCAGGCTGGTGAATACATCTCGTTCGTGATCGACTCAATGGAGCCAGCGCTGCAAGATGACGACCTGGAAGCGAACATCGAGGTCTTGAGTCTGATCACACAGGACCCGACCGAGAGCCCGCTTGTACGCCGTACCGCGATGGTCCGCCAGGGTCAGTACTGGGAATGGCTCGCTGCCCGCCAGGCGGCGGTACAGCAACGCGAAATGGCGATGGCGGGGAGCGGGCGTGGAGGTGGTAGCCCCGGCAGGTCACCCGGCAGGCCACCTGGCAGGAGCGGTGGTGGTACTAGCGCTGCCGAGGCGTTCAATCCTGGCAAGGAAGGCGGCACGTCGACAGCTGAATCGATGGTACGTGCAGACAAGAAATTCGAGAGGGAGATCGCATGAGCGACGAGATCACGGTAGCGGCCCCCGAGGCACCTACCGTTGAGCCTGTAGTAGAGGCTCCAGAAGCACCAGAGGTTACTACCCCGGCGGCTTTAGAAGAGCACCTGGGGGATGATGGTGCCAGTGTACGGACCAAGG